AAACGGATTCATCTGGTGGGTAGGTGTTGTTGAAGACCGACAAGACCCATTAAAGATGGGAAGATGCCGTGTAAGATGTATTGGTTGGCATGCTGAAGATAAAATGCGCTTACCGACAGATATGTTACCATGGGCTACACCAAGTTTACCAATTAATAATCCAAGTCCTTATGCACCTAGAGAAGGTGATATGGTTTTTGGTTTCTTTATTGATGGAGAAAATGCACAAGAACCAGTTATGCTTGGTTCATTTCCAAGTATTCCATTGAAGGCTGCAAATGCACAAGAAGCATTTTCAGACCCAAGAACAGGTGATGCACTTACTTCAGCTCCCGTTAAACCAAATGAAACACAAACTGGCTATCCAAGAAAATTGGATGAACCAACAACTTCACGCTTGGCAAGAAACGAATCTATTGATGATTCGATTGTTTCCCAAAAGAAAACCAAGAAGGCAAGTAAAGTTGAGCCAGACCCATATTATAATGCCAAATATCCATATAACAATGTATATGAGAGTGAATCAGGACACGCCCTAGAGTTCGATGACACAAAAGATTCTGAAAGAATACACTTGTACCATAGGTCGGGTTCATATGTTGAATGGGGACCTGCTGGAGACCGTGCTGAACGCATACAAAAAGATAAGTTTGAAGTCATTATTGGTAACGAACAGGTTTATGTTAAGGGTAATGTTACCGTATATGTTGATGGTAATTCAATTGTTGATATTGGCGGTAATGCCACCATGACTGTTGGTGGTAATTTCAAAGCTGATATTGGTGGGACATGTACCATAAATTCTGGTGGTAATATGAAATTTACTGCTCCTAAAATAGATTTAAATTAATATGCCAGCTATAGCAAGAAAAAGTGGAACAGATACGATTGCAACCAATCATGGATGCGATGGCACCACAGTAACCGACCAAGGTTCTTCTACTGTAAATGTCAATGGTATTGGAGCAGTTAGGGACGGAGATTTATGCCAAACACACTTGATACCATCCGGTATAATTTGCGTATCCCATGTAGTTGCATTAACAAGTTTTTCATCATCTGTTTTTGTGAATGGAAAAGGTGTTGGTAGGATAGGAGATGAATATTCGGGCCACACAATATCCTCTGGTTCATCAAATGTTTTTGCGGGAGGTTGAATAAATAGAATATGGCTACAGTAGATATAAACTCAACACGAACCTTTAGAGATTTGGATTTGAATTTTACCATTCATCCAATCCGTAAAGATATTAATACACATAAAAATGAATATGCGATTATTAATTCAGTTAAGAATTTGGTTTTAACAAACCACTATGAAAGACCTTTCCAACCAGAAATTGGAAGTAATATACGCCGTCTTTTATTTGAAAATGTAGATGCCATAACGGCCGCACAGATTGAAAGAGAAATTACTGAAACGGTAGAAAACTTTGAGCCTAGAGTTCAAGTTTCAAAAGTAACAGCTGCAGCTGATCCAGATAATAATGGTTATAAAGTAACACTTGAATTTTTCGTGATTAATAATGCAAACCCAATTACGATTAATTTCTTTTTAGAGAGAATTAGATAAAATGGCAGACCGCTTAAGAGTGACTGAGCTCGATTTTGATACAATCAAGTCCAATTTAAAAACATTTCTAAATCAACAATCAGAATTTACAGACTATGACTTTGATGGTGCTGGTCTTTCTGTGCTGATTGATTTGTTGGCTTATAATACACACTATAATGCCTACTATCTTAATATGGTGGCCAATGAGGCTTTCTTGGATACGGCACTATTGAGAGATTCGGCTGTTTCACATGCCAAAGTATTAAATTATGTTCCACACTCAACACGAGCACCCGTAGCTTATATTAAATTTGTTGTTGATTCAACATCATATACTCCAGCTACATTGACACTATCTGAAGGATTTACATTCCTATCAAATCAAATTGATTCAAAGGCCTATAATTTTGTTTTATTGGATAATGGCATAAGTGATATTTCTGTTTCAAAAACAGGTACTAATTTTATTTTTAGTAGTATTCCAATTTATGAAGGTCAATTAATCTCATACAATTTTACACATAATTCAGCTTCAAATCCAAAACAAGTATTTACGATACCTGATGCTAATATTGATACCACAACAATAAAGGTTACTGTTCAACCATCAGCCGCAAATACAGCATCAACTGTTTATACTAAAGTGACCGATGTTCTTGAAGTGACAGCTTCATCGGAAGTATTTTTCTTGCAAGAAGAACGAAATGGCAGATATCAAATTTATTTTGGTAATGATGTTGTTGGTAAATCTTTATCTGATGGTGCAATTGTAACGGCCACCTACTTACTTACAAATGGAACAGCTGGAAATAAAGCCAATAACTTTGTAGCAACAGCCGGTGTTACAGATTCATTGGGTAATATATTAACTAACTTTACAATTACTCCATTAAGTGCTGCTGCTGGTGGAGCTGACCGTGAATCAGTTGATGATATTAAATATTCAGCCGTGGCTCAATTTTCAGCACAAAATCGTTTAGTATCATTTAAAGATTATGAATCATATATTTTAAATAATTATCCAACACTTGAATCAGTTTCAGTTTGGGGTGGAGAAGACAATATTCCTCCTGTTTATGGTAAAGTATTTGTTTCATTAAAACCCTATGCTGGCTTTTATATTTCTGAAAGTGAAAAGACAAGAATCATTGATGAAATTATTACTCCTAAAGCTATCGTAACTGTTAAAACTGCAATTGTTGATCCAGAATATCTCTATTTGGTTGTTGAAAATAAAGTGCAATATGACCCAACAAAAACAACAGGTACTGTTACCTCAATTAAAAATGCCATTCGGTCAGCTGTATTAGGTTACCGAGATTCTGAATTAAATAAATTTGGTGCTAAATTTGTTCTTTCAAAAATGCAAGATACTGTTGATGGCACCGATAATAATGCTATCATTGGTTCTGAAGCCATTGTTCGTGTGCAAAAAAGATTTGAGCCAACATTAGCTACTTCTCAAAATTATACAATTGAGTTTAATGTTCCTATTCATCGTGGTACAATTACCAACAAACTTACCTCAACTGAATTTGTGGTGAATGATTCACAGGGTGTAGCTCGAACAGTTATTCTCGATGAAATTCCACAATCTTATTCAGGTATTTCTTCAATCAATGTAACAAGTCCAGGAACAGGATACACAACAACTCCAACTGTCACAATTACTGGTGATGGCACAGGCGCACAAGCTGAAGCTGTTATTGTAAATGGTTCTGTGCAAAGTGTAAACATTACAAATCGTGGTATTGATTATACTCGTGCTGTCGTAACAATAACTGGCGGCTCTGGTTATGGTGCCACGGGAGATGCTGTAATTGATTCAAGAACCGGTGTGCTTAGGACTATTTACTATGACACTAATGCTGAAAGACAAATTGTTGATTCTACGGCTGGAACAATTGATTATGATAATGGTATTGTTACGCTGAATGATATTAATGTTAGAAGTATAAGCTCTGATGATGGATTTATTAGATTAACAATTGAATCAGAAAAAGGAATTATACAATCAGTTCGTAATACTATTATTACAATTGATGAAGACGACCCAACATCCATTGTAACTACACTTGAAACTGTTTAATGTCTGATTTAAAAACCTCATTACTTGTTAATCGTCAGGTTCCTGAATTTATTCGGGACGAATATCCCCTATTCATAACTTTCCTTGAAGCTTATTATGAATACCTTGAAACAAAACAGGGAACAAAACTAAACGATTTAACACAAAGAGCTAAAGATTTACGATATATTTCCGATGTCGATGAATCTATTGCTGATTTTGAAAATAACTTCTTTAATACCTATGCAACACTTTTACCTAAAGATGTTCAGATAGATAAAGCATTCCTTATTAAAAATGTATTACCATTATATCTCGCCAAAGGTAATGAGAAATCATTTAAGTTATTATTTCGAATGCTTTTTAATGATGAAGTTGACATTATTCTTCCAAAAAATTCAGTATTAAGAGTTTCAGATGGTAAATGGACTGTTGATAATATTCTTAAAATTGAAGATAATATTCGTACCGTTAATGAAGGTAATGGAATCAAAACGCAATTTAGATTGGCTCAAGAAGTTGCTGAAGGCGAAATTGAAGTTTATGTGAATGGCGTATTAAAAACATTTGGAGCATCTAATGATTATCTTATATTTCAAGATGACCGTTATGTAATTTTTAATAGCCCTCCAGCTGCTAATTCAACCATTGAGGTTTATTATTTAAATTTTGATACCGTATTTTTAAATCCAATATATTCTGGTGGTGTTTTAATAACAGGCCTAACATCTGGCGCTACAGCCATTATTGAAAAAGCTGTAAAAAGAATTATTACTGACGGAACAAATTTAGGTGCTCCAATTGAAATCTTTATTAATTCTAAAACACTTACAGGTAATTTTATCAATGGTGAAGTATTACAAGCTAATGTAGTTGACCCCGATGGAATATCAGCAGGAATATTAAATGTTCAAGTAGATACTTTCTCAATTGTCAATCGTATTACTGTGGTAAATAAAGGTGCTAGTTATAATGTTGGTGACCCTGTAATTGTAACTGGTGGTGGTGCAAGTTTAGATGCAACGGCTTTTGTTTCAAATACTGTATCAGGAATTATTGATTCAATTACACTTACTAATGGCGGTGCTGGTTTTTCTATTGGTGGTAATGTATTGGTGAATGGAGTATTTACTGGCAATTTAGAAATACTTATTAATGGAGTTGATACTACAGGAGTAGCTAATTCAACATCAAATACATTCTATGTAAATACCGACCTAATTTCAAATTATTCAAGCACACTCATTTCATCAGCCGATTATGGATTTCCATCAACAATCATTTCTGGTGGTGAAAATACATCAACAGTTATTGCTGATGCACTTACTACTCTCACAATGACTGATTTAGGTCCAATTACCAATGTTTTAATTTCAGTATCAAATACTTCCGTATTCACAATACCAACACTTGATGCTTATGGTGCAACATTCTTAGCTGGTGCTGAAAAATATTCAATCAGAAAATTTGGTTCAATTGGAAGATTTAAAATAAATTCAGGTGGCACAGGATATCAAGTTGGTGATGAAATTGTATTTGGTACAAATCCAGATAAAACATATGGAAGAGGTGCAGCTGGAGCTGTTAAAACTGTTGGTGCATCTAATGGCGCAATCACACAAATTGAAATTCAAACATCTCGTGTTTCAGGTACCGCAAATATCACCAATAATACTGGTCAAATTGTTGGAACAGGAACTTATTTTGGAACTGAAATTCGTGTAAATGACAAAATTACTGTCAATAATGAAATACGATATATTAATGCCATCTCAAATTCAACTCATGCAACAGTAAATGTTAATTGGACAGCATCTGCAACCAATAAAAAAGTTGGTAGAGATGGAATATATTTACTTGGTGGTCAAGGTTATATCCAAGATAATTTCCCAAGTTTAACAGTCTCATCTTCAAATGTTTCTGCTACGGGCGCTAATGTTCAAATTTTATCCATAATGAGTGATGGTGAAACATTAACTCCTTTTGTTGGTTCAGACCCACCAGGAGCAATTCTTGGTATTCGAATGATTGATGGTGGTATGAATTATACATTTATTCCACAAATTACTTTAACAGGATATGGCAACGGATTAGCCACGGCAGTAGCTGAAATTGATGATGTTTATAACAGTCTTCCTGGAAGATGGATTACTTCAGATTCTATACTTTCTTCAACCGAAAGAAAATTACAAGGCCGTGATTATTATGTTGACTATGCCTATATCACATCTTCAGAAACAGAATTTTCAAAATACAAATCTGTATTGAAAAACTTATTGCATCCTGCTGGTATGGTAAATTATGCTGATTTAAATAAATTGGCTTCCTTTAACGCCAATACAATTAGTGTTTCAACAACTTCAGGTAATACTATTTCTGGTACCGTGAATATTGCAAACGCTTCGATTTATATAACTGGTACAAATACTAAATTTAATATTGCTAATACTCAAAATATCTTTACAATAGGTTCAAATATTGCTATCAATGGTATCATTAGAACCATAAGTAGTATTGTAAGTAATACCAATCTTTCTGTTAATTCTGCATTTACTTCAACAGCAACTGCACAAACTCTTATTATAATAACATAAATAAAGACTATGCCATCAATAACTTCTAAAAAACTAGGTTACAATACAGCCAAACTCTGGCGTAATGTTTTATATAATTCAGGCGCCACAGATCCAGTTCTATATATTTCTATTGGCAATCATATTGCCTATGCCAACGAATCATCACCCGATTCAATAGCCGACACAATAAGTACCGAAAAAACGGTATGGGATAATTCATATGCAGCCAAGCGCTTAACTGCCAATGATATCGAATTAGTTACCCCAAGAATTAACTGGTCTGGAAACACAAAATTCCGCCAATATGATGATACCCTATCGCCAGCTGTTTTATTGAGTTCCAATACATCACAAAATTTGAAACCGATGTATGTTATTACAACTAATCGTGATGTATATAAATGTGTTTCAAATAACTACTCTGCCAATTCTACCGTTCAGCCTACAGGTGATTATACAACATCAAACGGTAATATTGCTACTGCCGATGGGTATATTTGGAAATACATGTATAATGTCAAACCATCAAATAAGTTTTTGACAACTGATTGGGTTCCAGCTCCAATATCAACAAATCAACTTGATTATAATGTAAGTAATACGGATGTGATTGATGGAGAATTAGCTTCAATTATTGTAACAGCTTCTGGTTCAGGTTACTATAACCGTATTGTCACAGTTTCAGCTTTTGCCACAGGGTGTTCAACTCTCCAGTTAGCTAATACTTCAAATGTATCTGCCAATATGTCAGTAACGGGAACAGGTATTTTTGCTGGCTCATATATTTCTTCGGTTGATACTTTAAATAGTAGAATCACACTTTCAACAGCTGTTACAGCTAATGGTGGTGGAACAGGTAATAACCTTACAATCTCAACTCGTGTTTATATCTATGGAGATGGAACAGGTGCTATAGCTACGGCTGCACTATCGAGTGGTAACAATGTTTCAAATATCACAGTTTCGACCATTGGTACAGGATACAGTTTTGCCAATGTGTATATCTATGGGTCTGGCACTTCTGCAAATGCTCGTGCAATACTTCCACCAAAATATGGTCATGCTTATAATCCAGCTGAAGAATTAGGTGCCTCAAATATTATGGTGGCTACTCGTATTGGTGAAATTGATTCGACCGAAGGCGGTTTAATTTCTTCAAATACTACATTCCGTCAATACGGACTTCTTGTAAATCCGCATAAATACGGTAATACTTCAGCAGTAACTTATGCAACAGCTAATTCTGTCATTTCACAGACAACAAACATTAATCTTGTTGCTGGAGCAGTTTATGCTTTGGATGAAATTGTCTATCAAGGAAGCTCTGTAAGTAATGCAAGTTTTATTGGTTATGTTAATGCTCAAACAGCAAATCTATTAAAATTGAGTAGAGTTAAGGGAACTATTCTTCCCGGTACTGTTTTAATTGGTGCTACTTCAGGCACATCAAGAACAGTAGTTTCTAAAATTAATCCTGAATTTCAGCCTTATTCAGGTGATTTTGTGTATGTTGAGAATATTTCCAAGACACAAAGAATAGACGGTCAAGCTGAAAATATTAAACTTGTTGTTAGTTTTTAGAGGAATTAAATGAGTATCAATACTAATTTTAATGCAAATCCATACTATGATGATTATGATGAAGATAAGAAATTTCTTCGCATGTTGTTTAAACCAGGATATGCTGTTCAAGCCCGTGAACTAACTCAACTCCAATCAATTGTTCAAAAACAAGTTGAACGATTTGGTAATCATATTTTTAAAAATGGCTCTGTGGTTACTGGCGGCCAAACATTCCTACAAGATGCTACCTATCTTAAATTAGATTCAACTTATGCTGGTTCAGCTGTTACTGCCAATAATTTTATTGGTGCTACCATTGTTGATAGCATTTCAACTCCAACAAAGCGTGCCGAAGTTATTAAAGTTTATGATGCTGATTCTGGTACAGGTGACCCAAAAACTTTATTAGTTAAACAACTTTATGGTTCCGCATTTGTTCCTGGAGATACAATTCTTACCTATGAATCATCACCAACTTCAGCAAACATTTCTACTTCAGGTGTAGGTTCTGGCCAAATATTTTCGGTTAATGAAGGTGTATTTTTCTATGATGGTTATTTCATTAAAACAGCTGCACAAACAATAGCAACATCAAAATATACTAATACAACAGCCAATGCAAGAATTGGTTTTGAAATTACTGAATCAACAATTCAATCAACTTCAGATACTTCACTACTAGACCCAGCTCAAGATGCTTCTAATTACCAAGCACCTGGTTCAGACCGTTTTAAAATTGATTTAGTATTAAATACTCGTTCTTTAGCTTCTACTGACACTACTCAATTTATTGAATTAGTTCGTGTTGAATCTGGAACTCTTACTCGTAATGCTCGTTTTCCAATTTATTCCGTATTAGAAGATACCTTTGCTCGTAGAACATACGATGAATCTGGTAACTATACAGTCAAACCATTTACAATTTCATTACAAACCAATACTTCAAATACAGCTAACATGGATGTTATTTTATCTCCAGGTAAAGCTTATGTGTATGGCTATGAATTTGAAACAATTGCACCAACAACCGTGACTGTTGCTAAACCTCGCACCACAGAAGCCGTTGCAAATAAACGATTAACGGCCGACTACGGTAATTTTGTTTATACGACAAATCATTTTGGTTCATTACCAATCAATGCTTTAACCTCTGTTGATTTGCATTGTGTGCCTAATGCTTCAATTAATTTAACATCAACAGCTTCAATTACTAATACAAAAATTGGTACGGCTCGTGTTAAATCCATGTCATTTGATTCTGCATCAAATACATCTAATTCATCAACCTATGCTTATAAGACATTCTTATTTGATATAAGCCTTGGCTCAATTACAGGTAATGTTAATACAGCCACTAGCTCAACCATTACACTTGGTAATCTCACAGCAGGCTATGCTTATTCTTCCGTAACCGATGCTTACAAGGGTGCTAAACTTCGTATTACCAATGGCAACGGTTCAAATGAAACACCAAAATTTATTACAGGATTTACTCCAGCTACACAAACACTAACTCTGGCTGAAAGTTTTGTTAATACGCCAGCAAATGGCACTTCACAATTTTCAATTGATTTTGAATTTAATGATATTGAATCTATAGGAGTAACATCAGGCACAACTAAAGTAAGCGGTGCTAATATTGATACTCGTTCTAAAGATGCAGCTTCAACATATTCTGATGCTTTCTTAACAGATGCTTCATATGAACCTGTTGTATTTAAATTGGGTGAAGACTATATTACACAAAATACAATTACTGATTTTTCATTTTCTTATCGTAGATTATATGAAGGACAAACTTTTGTAGCATCTGAATCACCAGCATTATCTGTTTCTTCAGGTGAAACAATAACCTCAGCTTCATCAACTTCAGCTAGACAACAAAACTATCAAGTAATTGTTACAACAGCTGGTTCATCACCATATACAGTAGGTCAAACTGTTCCAGCTGATAAAATTACAGCAGTTAATACAACATCTCGTAAATTAACAATTACGGATGCTAATAATATGACTGCAAATATTGTAGCTACTATTGATTATTCATTAGCTTCTGGTAGTCCAGCAAAAACAAAAACATTAGTATCTGCTAACTCAACAGTTCAAACCACTTCAGGCGAATCGATTAATACTAATGGTGTGATTGTTTATGCTTCAAAAGGTCAAACAACCATTCAAGCTAATAATGTTGTTAAATTACCAGGTACAGCTCAATCACTTTATGTTTCAGATGTTATCGAACTTGTTTCAGTATATGATTATGCTGGGGCAGCTGTTGCTAATACCGGATATACGGATATTACTTCTCGATATACTTTAGATACAGGCCAAAGAGATTCTTATTATGGTCATGCTGGAATTAAACTTAAAATTGGTCAAACACCTCCTACGGGACCATTGGTTGTAAGATATAATTTATATTCATCATCAGGTTCTGGTTTCTTTACTGTTGATTCATATCCAACTTATGATACAATTCCAAAATATACATCACCAACAACAACTAATTCTTATGAATTAAGAGATTGTTTAGATTTTAGGCCTGTTCGTAAAAATGCTACTAATGCACTTGATTCAGGAACAGTTACAACAACATTTGATGTTGATTCTTCAACCACTGGTCCTAAAATACCAGAAAATGGTTCAGATATTATTTTTGACTATTCATATTATTTACCTCGTATTGATAAAGTTATTCTTAATAAGAATAGAACCTTTGATGTTATTCAAGGAAATCCAAATTTAAATCCTGTTCAACCTAAAAATAAAGATGATTCAATGAATCTTTATATTTTAACTGAACCA